CAGGTTCTGACAAATCACTTGACACATTAGCTATTCGATCCAGCATACCGGCTGTGTTATAACCTTTCCTTGTATCGTAAGCCAACCACTCATCGAACCTAGTGAAAGGATCGAATGGATTGTCAACTGTTGTCAACATGTATTCGTCAGCCATTGATACCTTCTTTGAGTGTAGTCAGTCCAACACCCAAATGATCTGCTACTTCCTGCTGAGTATACCCAAGATCCAACATAGCCTGAGCCTGACGTATCTTACTGCTTGTCATCTTGGGATGGAACTTAGGCACAGCTAACTTCTTAACGTTCTCTGTGTTGGCGTTGTTAAGTATTCTTGTTAGCTTATGGGTACTGATAGCACCAGCCTGAATAGCATTCCACTCTGCCTCTGTGATGGTGACCCGATTCTTATAGGCACCTGTTCTGAGGCGGGCTTCATTCAGTGCTATAGTTCCAATCTTCTTCACATCTTCAGGCTCCATGCCAGGATTGGCCTGTCGTTTCATGGAGACCTGGTGGTTTGCTAGGAGCTGGGCTTGTCTTTCGAGGGGCGCATTCTTTTCGGCTATGTTTAGTTTTGCATTGAGAGATGCTACTTCAGCTGCATACGTCTTCTTTGCAGACGGGGAGTAAGGAATAGACTTGGTATTGACCGCTTCTTTTCGTGCGGTATTAGCCAAGGCCTTTAGCTTAGCTGAGTGGGTAGCATACGTAATTTCCATCTTTGTACCAGAAGAAAGGCTAAATGGATCCTCAGTCTCGGCCAGCTTCTGAGATCGGATCTTCTTGAGCTCGAGCTCACCGGTCTTCTTATTAGGAACCATACGTCCAGTTAGTTCATACATCTTGCGACCAGTAACTGGATCGATCTTAGGATTCTGCTTTCTTTCAGGAACATAGATGGGAGACTTCGCTCTACTGATCAGAGTAGCTGCGCCAGTTCCTTTTCGCCCAGGTATTGTTTGATACTTCTGCTTTAGAGCAAGAATACCATTATCTTTTTCAGACTGCCGATAATCTAGCTGATGTTTCTCTGCATCAATAACAACCATGGAATGCTTAACAGCACGAGCAAGTTCATTTGTGTTAGCTCCATGAAGCGACATGTCTGTGATAAGATTGGAAACCTTACCCATCTCTTGCTGCTTCTGGCCATTAGTAACTCGTGGAATGTTCGATCCCTCAGGAATTTTATAGACCATCGGATCAAACCCCTTGAGTTCTTCGAGGGCAGGGGTTGTTTTTACAGACTTGTTTTTGTTCGAGATAACAAGAACAGTATCGCCGTCGAAGTCAGCGCCAGACAAATGCTCTGCCACTCGATGATTAACACCAACCGCATCCATGTCTGGACTTGGCGGCATCAATCTTCGAGCTTCGGGATTCTTATTGTTCACCGTCAATTCTGGAATTTCGAAAGTACCACCATGAGGATGACGAATTAGAACAACTCGTTCGCCATTCCTAAAGCTAGGTGCATAGATTTCATTATCCTTCATTGATGGAACAGGAAGTAGAACTCGGTTTGCTGTCCTTGGTAGAGCAGCTGCCTTCAAGTGTACAGAAGCTGCGTCGGTTTCGTCAGCAAACTTCAAGAGCAGATCTTTACGAACAGTTGGGTTGGTCAGACCATTGAGTTCGTTGAAATCTGTAAGACGACGTTCCATCGTCAAATCCAGCTGCTGCTGAGCAAGAGTAACATCTTGCTTAGACAACACCTGAGTAGACAGATTCTTCGACCAACTATCCCAAGCACCTTCTTCGCCAGCTCCGAGTTTGGTACCGACGATGTTCATTGCTGATGTAACTTTGCCATTCTCGCCATGTACCTGGTGAATGATAGATCCAAACGGACTCTCTGGATCATCCGCTATTTCTTTCATAGCGTCTTTCTTTCTACCGGTGTTGGACTTATTCGTATTGAAGACAAGATCTACGCCTTCAGGAAGATCATCCTTGTAAACAGCCATACCTTTCAGGTAGTGTGTCCCATCAACCATGACACGAACCTGGGCATAGTTTCTACTTCCGATAGAAAGATCCTTCACACCAGGACGAACATAAATCACACCATCAAGCTTATCGCCGCCATCTTCTTTGTAGTTAATCGCGATTCGCTTTGAGTTAACTGAAATCGGAGGCTGGATCTTCAGATAGCTACGACCATGATCTTCCGAATATGCCTGGATCTGCTGAATCAGATGGCGATTTCTCTGTACATACTTGAGATCATGTTCAGGTTTCGCCAACACTTTCATGGTCGTGAACTGCCCTGTGCCGAGCTGCTGAATCTTGATGTTGAAAACGTTGTAGCCTTCCTCTTTCAACATGGCAACAGCAGTTTGAAGGCGAGTTGTTGTAACAGCAAGCTGTGCTTCGACACCTTTGCCGATGTCGACCATACTCTTCTTGTCGACTTCATCTTTAAGCATACTGGCCGTAACATGAAGAGCGTTGGCTTTGTCCTTTTCACCAGGAGCAAGATAATGTCGGACCGAGGATTCGTTGATACCCATACGAGCTGCGATTGCTGTATTCGACCAACCTCGCTCTTTATACCCTTCGATCTGGCGAATCGTACTCTGCTTCTGCTGTTGACCAGCAATGGACTTAGCAGCACGGAGTTCGGTTGTCGTGATTCCAACACCTCGAGCGATCTCGGCTTCGGACAGACCTTCTTTTCGAAGACCATCCACATACGAGAGAAAATCTCGATTACGCTGATCTTGCGTACCACCGGAACCCCAAGGATATCGACCCGACTTTCGAAGGATGCCGTAATGCGCGAGATGTTCTTCTTGTGTACGAATCACGTTTCCTCCTCCAATCGTTGATGGGTCAGAATCTTATCAAAATCACGAATCCGTCGCATGATAAACAGAATGTCTTCCGGATCAACATCAAACATGATGACCTCATTATCTTGATATATGCGCAAATCGTATTTGATATCAAGTGGATTTTTGTCGTATTCCAGACAAAAGAGTGCAGCATAAACTTCAAGCTGATGGGGTGATCCAGGATATACACCGGTTTTCAAATCGTGAATTCGAAGAGTGTTGTATCGGAAACAGATAGCATCCGCTGTCCCAAAACAATTCTCGGAGTAGTAGAGAATCTGTTCGGTAGCCATTCGATACTTGATAGCATCGTTAATGTACAAACCGATGGTTCCTACTAGATTCGAAAGCCGACCTGCTTCGATTTCTCTTTGAGCGTAGTCATGTTGCGCTGTGCCATACGCCATGGCTTGAGATGCAACCCAACGTTCAACTAATCGTTCGGGCGTGTAATTGATCCAGTGATAACTACTGGGACTGAGAAACGCGTGTTCGCCTCGGAGATGTAAATGCTTGTTGAAGTGCATTCAAGACTTCCTCTTCATTTTCAGGAAATATAAATGCAGCAAAAGACATTTCATCTAGCTTATTAATAAAATGGACTTGATTGGGATGAGCATAAAATTCACCAGCAGCTTTAACTTCTAATGAAGCCCAATACTTTTTCCAAAGAAGAATTAGATCTGGAACGCCTTGCTGATATGACGAATCATTTTTCATTACAACACAACCTGGAAACATTATCTTAAGTTTCTTGATCAGTTTAGCCTGATATTGATTCTCGGTCATGGTGCAACCCATCTACCATTAAAACGTGTCGATGAGCGATCGTTATTTGTCGAAGTCGGAGCATGGGTAACGGTACCGGTACCGCCTCCCTGATTCATAAAACCTACAATAGAATCGCCTGCAGCACAACGTATCGTTCCGGCTACATTAAATGATCGACGCTGACCACCGCCACCACTACCAGGCTCCTGTCGCTGTACGTAAAACTCGCGTACTGTTGGGCCGATAGTTCTAACACCAACGCTTACAATTGTCATACCAGCAACCCAAGTAGCAAGCATCGTAAGATCAACCGTAATGGCATAAAGACCAGCTTTAGGTACTACAACACCACCTGGTGGCGATGTTGTACCATAACTGAAATTTGCTTCCTGGGAATCCCAACCAGTAAGAGTTGCATCAGTGCCAGTACCAAGAGAACCTGAAGTCCAACGTACAAATGACCACCATGGTCGTGTGGAAAGTTCGGCTTCAACCGCTTCGGCAAGGGCCTGTATATCCAGAGGGCTGTTTCGTCCATCACCTTTAACGGGATAGGGAAATGCATAAACAGGAGTTGCTCCTGAGCCCATTACTTGGCCCTCCTCTCAAGAATTTGAAGCCGAGCGTTGAGATCTTTCACAACATGAAGAAGAGCAACAGAAAGAAGATCGTATCGTATTCCATCGACTTCATCTTCAAAATACACGACGAGTTCAGGAACACACTGTTCTACTTCATCTGCGATCAAACCGTATGCATCTGTTTCGCTATCATCTTTGCGATCGTACTTAACTGGTCGAAGTGCGAGAACAGCATCGGGATCAATCTCGTGTGATCGAATATTCTTCTTATACTTACGAGCAGAAACATTTCGACCGAATCTGTTATTATTATCCATCCAGACGGCAAAGAATCCACCACCTGAAACAGAACGGCTGTAGGTGTTGTTACTTGGACCACGAGTATAAGGACTAATGTTTACGCCTTCATCGTCATGGTTACACTTATTTCCCACTTTGGTATCGGTTTCACTCTGAGTGTAATAACGACCATCATGGTCATGTGACGATGGTGGGAACGTAGAAGGCTTACCTGTGATCTGACCCCAAGTATGCGTATGAGTTATCGACGCATAGGTATCATCGGTAAAACTCTTATTAACTACATGCGCATCAGCAGCAGGATCTGGTACCGAGAGGTAACCAGTCATCGAATCGCCAGCTTTATGAATAAGAGTTGTCGTGTCAACAGTTGGTCCTGGAGGACCTTCTGGACCTGGCGGTCCTGTGATGTTACCAGCGTCAGTCCACTTTGTAAGACTGTTATTCGGATTGGGTCCATTATAAACCCAAAGATGTCCCGTGTCTGAAGTAATATATCCTTGACCCGCTATAGGAGCCAACAACAAAAGATCAGTCGAAGTAGGAACATCTCCAACGATAGAAACAGACTGACCTGGGGCACCTTTCGGACCTGTGGGCCCTGCTGGACCAGTTGGTCCTATGGGTCCTTCTGGACCTCCGGGATCACCAGTATCACCTTTTGGACCTGTAGCCCCGATCGGTCCAATCGGTCCAGTAGCTCCAGTAGGTCCTTGGGGTCCCGTAAGTCCTGTTGGACCAATTGCACCTGTAGCTCCAGCTGGACCTTGGTCTCCCTGGTCACCCTTAACCCCCTGTGCTCCTGTAGCGCCTGTAAGGCCGATTGGACCAGTGGCGCCTGTTGCTCCGGCAGCACCGTTAATACCTGTAACGGCAAGATGCGGCTGAAGAACTCCGGTTGAAAGATCAATTGAAATTCCAGAATTCTGGTAGACCTTCAACTGAATGACATCACCTATTGTGAAATATGCAAGTTCGGAAAGAATTGCATTGAGTTGCGCCGAACCGCCTTCAACAATAAACGTCCACGCTCCAGCAGCTATCTTTGGACTTCCGTTATAGTAAACGGCAGCTGCGACAAGTTCAGACAACCATTCATAATCAAGACCTTCAACATGAAACGCCACATGTGCATGAATGTTATACCAACCCGTTGCAGGAATTACAACCGTATTCCCTGAATGCATAGTATCTGGATCTCGATCAATAGTAGCAAGCGCAACCTGTGTCCAAACGTTGTTAGGTATACTTTGACCGGTAGTTGGACTACCTGCAATTCTACAACCCCAAACTTTGGTTATGCCACCAGGAGGACCTGTATCTCCTTGCGGACCTTCAGGTCCTTCTGGGCCTGGTTCTCCCTGAGGACCTTCGGGTCCTTCTGGGCCTTCTGGGCCCGGTACATCCGAATCTAAGCCCGGAGGACCATCAGCACCTACTGGACCCTCAGGACCAGTGTCCCCTTTCGCTCCTGTGGCTCCTGGAGGCCCTGTAGGGCCAGTGGGACCAGCTGCACCAGTTAGGCCTGTGGCTCCGGTAGCTCCGGTAGGACCTGATGGGCCTTCTGCACCCTCGTCTCCCTGAGGACCTTCTGGGCCTACGGGACCGATAGGACCTGATGGTCCTGTTGCCCCTGTATCTCCGGTATCACCTTTTGGCCCTGTAGAACCGGTCGCACCTGTTGGACCTGCATCTCCGGTATCGCCTTTCGGTCCAGTATCTCCAAGATCACCTTTTGGACCAACTGGACCCTCGGGGCCTTCAGGGCCAACTGGACCCTCGGGGCCGACCGGACCGGTAGGACCTTCTGGACCAGGTGGTCCACCTTCTGGACCTGGGTCTCCCTGAGGACCTTCTGGACCTACAGGGCCCTGTGGCCCTTGAGGACCTTGGGACCCGAGGTTATCTGATGCCAGGATCACAACATCGGGGTATTCCTGAAGAATCACGGTTGAATCGGGAGGTTCCTTGTCAAACGAGAACCGATATGTATGTGACTCAACCTTAACATCGATCTCTGGATCGGCGACAAGCACGTTAACCGATGGAGTTTGATCGAATGAGATATTCACCTTAGAAGTATCGTCTTCTGTGGTAACGTTAATGTCACCACTTTGAACAGTTACGTTGAAATGTTCATCGGGTGACATCAGCGATACACTCTACTTTACCCTGACACAGGGTTCGGGGTTGACCACCAGTAGGAATCCACTGAACGTCCCAAGCTCCGTTGAACTTTCCTTTTGTCACAGATGGATCTTCCATAAGAGCCTGTGTATCTGCTCCAGTCAACGAAAGGATGACTTCGCCTGCGTCTGCTCCAGTCAGATCGGCTGCGAATTCCGCTGTCACTGTAGCTGCTTCATCGCGACTAGGACGAATCTGCGCTGTGATCTCTCCTGCAAGATTTACCGGTTCAGGCGGAACCGAATCATCAGTGCAAATTAGCTTGAACGAAACACCATCACCCGCATATAGCGCCAGATCTAGTACTGGTGGCTGAATGCTAAGCTGCCCGGCCATTCCCCTCCTTTCGTTTTCGGGGCTTTTCGCAAAAATAAACGATATGATTTTCTCTTCCTTCTATCATGATCTACGTTCGCGACGCTATCTAATATCTATTTCGTCGTGTCTGGCGTTGGAGAAGTCGGGTATCTTTCTTGCAACTCATGGTCTACTCTTTCCACTGAATCGACCATACCAATCAGATGATTATCTGTTACAATCGCATCGGTCCAGATAGTAATCACCCACGAATAAACGCCACCAGCTGTACGACGAAGCTCAATTGATCCACGGCCAGGAATAGGATCTCGATAATTTTTCACAACATTTTTAGGCGGTATGATAGCAGTCTGCTCTTCACTACCTTTTCCAGATTCAGCCATGACGCATTCTCCTTCTCTTATGCTTCCAACGAATGTGTGTCAAATGGTAAGCGTCACATCTCACACAGAAATAAATATCACCCATTATCTGATCTTGTCGTAGTGCTGATCTTCGAGCAGCATCAGGCGTTGGGTAACGAACCTTATTGCATACTCGCTGTCGAGTCATACTTCTCCTATTCGATGACGATGAACCTCTGATAGGTTGGCCAAACGTAAGTACGGGCCATAATCGATTGAACTAGATCCTGCTCGAGAAGACCATATCTCTTCGCACACTCTAAAGAATTTGGGCTTATCTCGTGGGTCCTGTCATCCATGATCGGATCATCAATCGGCTCCTCGTAAGGATGTCGAAATTGTTGGTTGTATTTTACGGCGAACCACCTAGGACGCCAAGCCAAGTTTTCAACGCGATTATTATGACGATCTCCATCCAGATTAATCGGAGTATCAAAAGGACCAGGAACACTAGGAAGAAAAGCTCTAGCCACCAGTAGAGGGACCGATCGGTGCCTCTGGGTTCCTTCATGCATCAGCCCCACTTGTAGTAGGCCGTATTGGTTTAGATTACACTGTAAGATCCTCCCAGATCGCTCAAAACGGATTCTTCCCTGATCGCTTACGCTGTATTTCGGAAAATCCTCTATTGTTTTCCAGTGTTCGGACATAGATATTTCCCTCATTTTTTTAACTGGCCTTGGGCAAGCTGCGAGGCCTTGTGGAGTGAATTAGATATCGTGGTCTTCTACTCCCGTGTTCCGTGTGCCACTTCTTCTCGCCAAACTCTTATAGTTTTTTTCTACTTAATATCTATATACTCTTTTATAATTAGCCGCGTGCGTAAATATATGAAAGGTTTAGGAGCGAAAGTGGCACACCCCTAAAACCTATAAAAGCCCTGCAAATTCGTCAAATTCATCTGTGCCACTTTTGAGCGTTTTTGAAAAACCGCTCACATTGAAGCTTTTTTTGGCCTTCAAAGACCTCCAAATTGCAGTGTCAATTACACTCTTACTTCGGAGGGTGTAATAGTAAAGATCCAAAAATGGCACATTCATTCGGTCGATTCTACCGTGCGCTTGGTGCCAGTTTTTGTATGAGTAGGTGAGCGAATAGAATAGAATTGTATTTGTTTCTGTGCAATTCCACCCCTCCGATCCTGCAACAAATTGAACAAGATATACCCACCTGTTGGTTTTTGGTATTTCTTCGTGTTTGTGTCCATTCCATTCTGCCACGGTTATCTCATCTTCTAACGTCCGAAGAATCTCCAACTCATAATTGAAGTTGTAGAAGATAACCATCTTGTCGTGGTTTTCCAGAAGCGACTTTACTGCCCTGAGACGCGACGGATCGCTATTGACAATTTGACGCATAACCTGAAAGAGCTCGGCTATGTCTCGAATGGGCTGATTCTTATAGATGTTCCATCTATTCTTTATAATGTTCTGCAGTAGAAGCTCATTGTGACCAACAAACGTTGTTATCGGATGACTGGTCGTGTGCTTCGTATAAGGCATATGCACGAGTATCCGATTACGATACTTGTTAAGCTTGCCTTCATTAAGGTATCGAGAAACTTTCGGGAACTTGGAGTACGGCGCATAGACCACGTGTTCAAGCTTGAACTGCGTCCGGTTAGGGTAGAAACCGTTGGCAACGAATACTGGTATATAGTCCATCCAGGTATCGCCGGGAGTGGCGCTGAGGAGAACCCAACGATTATTTCGGGCGATTCTAAGGAAGGCTTTAACCCACTTTCCGCTTCCGACCAGTCGTTGTTCATCGAATATGAAGAATTCATCCTTTATGTCCTTATACTTTTCGATGTTGTTCCAACTGTCCACTGTAAGGACGCCACCTGCAGTACCGTTCAGCTCCTTACCGATAACGATCTGGGCGAATTCCTCTTCCCAGTCCACGCTGTCACGCTTCTTGGCCGTGGTGATTACATAGATGTCCCGGCCCCAGTGCTTCTTTTCGTAGTACGCTACCGCTACGCGAGATTTCCCAGAGCCTACGGGGCCCCAGAGAATCTTCCCGTCACCCATTCCTTCTAGGGCTTTCTGCTGGTGAGGTCTGAGATCCATATCTACTTTCGAATTTTTAAAAAATCAAAGCCGATGTACTGACTTTGATTCTTAAACTTTACTGGGACGTTACAACACAGCTCTCGAGGGCTTTATCAACGAGCTCCTGCATGTTGTCAACTTCGTGCTGAGCGATCGCCAGTCCAAACTTAACTCTCTCGTCACGGTCGTGGGACGTACCGTGTAGATAGTTAATTGTTTTCTGGCGTCTCTCAATCTCTTTTGACAGACGTGCGGTGATCTCGAGGATTTCCTCAATATCTGCTTCCACAATGACCCCTTTCTAGGTTTCATTATAAGGGATGTTTTCACTGCGGAATATAGGCGGGCGGAGAGTTTCTCTGACGGCGTGGGCTCCGCATTCCATCAGATCCACTCCCCGCCCTATCCCCTAGACACTTGGGGGGTAGTGGGGTCAGGCGTCCAGGGGAGTATTTGCTCTAGAAATAGCGCCGAGCGCCTACATCTGTACGCAAGTTTGACCGCCAATAGGTACCAATGTTCACGAAATGCGGAGGATTGCTGCCAAAATTTAGTGCGCG